CCCTACACGACGCTCTTCCGATCTCCTTAAATTTTACGGATGTTGAATTTTTTAATCCCCTTTTTAAGAAAGAAGGTTTTAGTTTTGAGTAGTAAGAAGAAGTTGAGAAGTTTAAGCGACATTATCCCGCTTTTGACAGAAGATGCGCTAAAAGTCGCAGGTGGAATGATAGAAGATGCATTGTTTATGGAAGAACAACTTGCAAAATTGCGTGAAGTGATTAAAGATGAAGGTTGTTCAGAAAATTATCAATATGGTTCCAAACAGACTGCATCAATGACTAGTTATCTTCAGATTCAGAAGCAGTATGGTGTAATTATCAAATATCTGACAGAGCTGATACCAAATAGCTCAAAGAAGGGTGTTGAAAGTAACAATGATGAATTGCTCCGTTTTCTGCGAGATAATTGACAGAGTTTGAGAAATACTTCGGTGCGATATTAGATGGCAAGATAGTGGCTTGTGACAAGATGAAACGAATTAGCGAGGTACTTATGGAGCGGTACCTTATGCCTGATGAATTTCATTTTGATTTCGATATATCAAATAAGCATATAAATTTTATTGAGAAATTTTGCAAGTTGCCTTCTGGTAATATCGGAGAGCCGTTGAAACTTGAATTGTTTCAGAAAGCAAGGCTTCAAGCCTTATTCGGTTTTGTTGATGATAATAATTTAAGACAGTATAACGAATGTCTTATTATCGAAGGACGTAAGAACGGCAAGACCACAGAGACGGCGGCGGTTGAAATAGATTTACTTATAAATGATAAAGAAGGCGCGCCACAGATTTATAACTTGGCTACAATGCTTGAACAAGCTAAACTTGGATTCAATGCTGCGCACAAAATGATTATGCAAAGTCCAGAACTTGCTAAATGGGTGCGCAAAAGAGCTTCTGATTTGTATTGTGATATAAATTACGGCTTTATAAAGGCACTTGCTAGTAATTCCAATAGCCTGGACGGTCTTGATGTTCATGGCGCGGTTATTGATGAATTAGCAGCAATAAAAGATAGAGATATATACGATTTGATTAAACAGGCAATGGGTGCGAGAAAACAACCATTGCTTTTTTGTATAACAACAAACGGATTTATCAGAGAATCAATTTTTGATGCGCAATATGAATACGCAAGCCATGTAATTGACGGAAGCATTAAAAATAATAGATTTCTGCCGTTTATTTATGAATTAGATAATATTGACGAATGGGATAAAGAGGAATGTTGGGTTAAAGCAAATCCGGGACTAGGAACAGTCAAAAGCAAAGACTACTTAAGTCAAATGGTCGCAAAGGCTAAAGATGATGCTTCTTTCAAGCCGACTGTACTTGTTAAGGATTTTAACATGAAGCAGAATCCAATTTCGGCATGGCTTCCTTATGAGAGCATTATAAATGAACAGACCTATGATATGGAATATATCAGTCACTCTTATGCGATAGGTGGGTGTGACCTTTCAGCAACAACGGACTTAACGTGTGCAACATTGCTTATAAGGAAGCCTAATGACAATAATGTGTACGTATTGCAACAGTACTTTATCCCAGAGAGTAAGATTGATAAGGTTGAGCAGACACAGAGTAAGGAAGCACCATATAAATTGTGGTCTGAACAAGGTTGGGTGACTATTTGTAACGGCGCACAAGTCGATTATAGCAAGGTTACAGAATGGTTTGTTGATATGGTGCGCAAGTACGATATAAGACCACTTTGGGTTTGCTATGACAGAGCATTATCAGGTTATTGGGTGCCTGAAATGGAGAGTTATGGTTTTGAAATGCAGAAAGAAGCGCAAGGGCCATTTAATTGGTCACAGAGTATGAAACTTATGGGCGCAGCATTTGAAGAACATATAGTTATATATAACAACAATCCTGTATTACGTTGGTGCTTGGCTAATACGGCGGTTAAGACATTGAATAGTGATGGTATTGCAACAATTCAGCCGGTTAAGATACAACAACACAGAAGAATAGATGGCACAGTTAGTTTATTAAACGCATGGGTCGGATACGTTAAGCATTATGATGACTTCATGCCGTACTTGAGGTAGAAGATGGGTATTTTAAGTATTTTTAAGCCTTTGAAAAGGACAACAATTCAAAGGTGGCAGGAACTTGGTAATTATAAGTCGATATTTTCTGTTTTTAGCGGAGACATTTATAGCTCTGAAATAGTAAGAGCTTGTGTAAGACCACTTGCAGAGTTTTCAAGCAAAGCAACGGCAAGGTGTAATGATAAGACAATTGAACGTATTCTTAATAATCGCCCAAATATATACATGAATGGCAAGGATTTCATTTACAAAGTCAGGACACGAACAGAAATAAATAATAATTGCTTTATCTATATACAGAGAGATGACAGAGCCAAGGCAATTGGTTTTTATCCTGTCCCTTATTCGTACTTTGAAGCACTTGAATACATGAATGGTTTATTTATCAAGTTTTATTTTAGTGGTAATTCTGCAAGGGAACTTGTATTACCTTGGGAAGATTTGGCGGTGATCCGTAAGGACTACAATAAGTACGATATATCCGGGGATGACAATGATGCAATTATAAATACCTTGGAACTTATCAATACAACAAATGAAGGCTTGGTTAATGCGATTAAGTCTACTGCTAATTTAAGAGGTATATTGAAATCCACTAAAGCAATGCTTGCAAGTGAGGATATTAAACGTCAAAAGGATGAATTTGTAAGAGATTATCTTAATTTAGAAAATGAGGGCGGTATTGCTTCATTGGATGCAACGCAAGAGTTTATTCCAATAACAATGGCACCTTTGACAGCTTCATATGCGCAAATGAAGGAAGTCAGAGAAAATGCTTATAGATACTTTGGTGTAAATGACGATATTGTTATGTCGAAAATGACACCTGAACAGATCGAAGCCTTCTATGAATTAAAGATTGAGCCATTTTTAGTTGCACTTTCCACAGAACTTACAAGCAAGGTGTTTGCCGGCAAGGCTTTATCATACCAACAGAATTATATTGTTTTTGAAGCAAATAAATTACAGTTTGCTTCGCTTGATAAAAAGATACAGATGTTCAAAGAAGTCGTGCTTTATGGTGGTATGACAACTAACGAATGGAGAGCCGGATGTAATATGCCACCTATTGAAGACGGTGACAAGAGAATTATGCGTTTGGATGCTGCGCCAGTTAATAGCAATGCAGAAAATACAGAGGATATAGATAAGGAAGGAGATAAAGGCAATGATGAATCCAAAGGATAACATTGAAAAACTTATCAACGATAAAGATTGTCAATTTAGAGATTTTAAGTTGACGAAAATTGAACAGAGAAAAGCAGACAATGGAGACAACGAATTAGTTGTTGAAGGTAAGGCTTGTTCTTTTAATGATGAAACTGTCCTTTATAAAATGGATGATTATGAAGCGCGTGAGATTATTGATTCAAGTGCATTAAGCAAATGCGATATGTCAGATGTGATATTCAACTACAATCACTCTGGCAGAGTATACGCACGAACACGAAATAACACACTTTCACTTGAAGTCAAAGAAGACGGACTATATATGAGAGCGGTGTTGCGTGCGGATGATAACGGACACAAGGAACTGTTTAACGACATAGCAACAGGTACCATTGATAAGATGTCGTTTGCATTCCATGTATCAGATAGCAAATGGGAATACGTCATTAAAGACGGTGTTGAAATTGACACTAGAACAATACTTGCTATCGATAAATTATATGATGTATCGGCGGTTGATATTCCCGCTTACGATACAACGAGTATTTCAGCTCGTAATCAATTCTCTGCGGTAAGAGAGAAGAGAACTGCGGAAAGTAGAGAGCAACATAGATTACTCGAATTAGAGAAACATAAATTGATGTTATTGATGGAGATGTAATTATGGGAAACGAATTTATCAAGGAAATTTCTGAAATGAATCTTGAGCAGATTACAGAGAGAAAAGCAGAGTTAGAGACAGAAATTCGCTCTGCAGAAAGTAAAGAATCGCTTGAGGGAATGGAAGAAAAAATTAACGCAATCAATACAAGGATTGAAGAACTTAAAGAATTTGAGACAAGAAAATCACAGGCAGAAGCATTACAGAATAATGTAGTTGTTCCTGACAAAACAATCGAAGAGACAAGAAAGGAAGAAGGAAAAATGGTAGATTACAGAACAGCATTTCTTAAGACAATGCTCGGCAAAGAACTTGATGTTGAAGAGAGAGCAGCGTACAGCACACTTACAAACGCAGGCGCAGTAGTGCCAGAGGAGTTACAGGCTGATATTATTAGCAAGGCAAAGGAATACGCACCAATTCTTAACGAGATTACACTTCTCAATGTTCAGGGTGGTGTTAAGTTTGCAGTAGAAGGTACAACAGATGCAGCAGGCAAGCACACAGAACTTGCAACAATCACAGCAGCAAACGATTCAATCGTTGAAGTCGTTCTTTCAGCTTACGAAATCACAAAGCTTATTCAGATTTCTGCAACAGTTAAGAATATGTCACTTGCACAGTTTGAATCATGGCTTACAAGCACTCTTGCAGAATCAATCGCAATGAAACTTGAAAACCTTGTGTTTAATGGTTCGGGTTCAGGTGAAGCCACTGGTATTCTTACAGTTAAATCTAGCGGAGATTTAACATCAATTACTTCAGAAAACATCTTTGCACTTGTAGGTATGCTAAAGAGTGGTTATGCGCGCAACGCAAAGTGGGCAATTAACAGAAAGACATTCTTTACAACAGTCCTTCCATTACAGGACAAAGGAAAGAATGATTTAGTTGTATTTGACAATGGTAAGTACAGACTTCTCGGAGCAGAGGTACTTTGGACTGATTCAGTTGCTGATGGCGATGTTATCTTTGGTGATTTCAAGAAATACGTTGCTAATCTTGCTTCACCACAGCAGGTTGTATCACAGTTTGATATCAACACAAATAGCTACAAATACCTTGGCGCTGCAGAATTTGACGGAAAAGTTGCACTTGAGGAAGCATTTGTTACAATTCAGGCAGTCTAAATAGAGGTTTGATATGAAAGTTGAAGTTATTAAAGATTTCACAGACAAGCTCGATATCAGAATTATTCATAAGGTTGGTGCCGTAATGGATATGGATGATGAGAGGGCGAAAAAAGCAATAAAAAATGGTGTAGTCAAGGAATTTGTTGAAGAATCTATCAAAGAGGTTAAGAAACCTACAAAGAAGGTTACCAAAGCGAAGGCAGACTAACAATTCGGGCGCAGGTGTATAACTTGCGCCCAATTTATGAGGTGAATTATGGTAGACGTAAGTGTTATCAAAAAGAGATTGCGGATCACTCATGATAGACTAGATGACCAATTTGAGCAAGATATTGTTCAAGCAAAAGAAGAACTGAAGAGGGTTGGTGTTTCTGCAGAAAAAGTTGATAGTCCAGACGATAAACTGATTGACCGCGCAATTATTGCGTATTGTATGAAAGTCGAAGCTGACACAGCAAAGGAATCGGAAGGATATTCGGTGCAGTGGGTACAATGCCAAGACGAATTAAGAAAGTCATCAGGATATAAGGCACAAGATTATGTATAACAATATTGCATTTTTGGTTGAAAAAGTTAATACAGGGACAGTTGACAAATATGGGGATACTGTTTTCCGCGAGAATTACAAAGAGGTGTTCTGTAATGTCTTGAGTGTCGGAATGAAAGAGTTTTATCAAGCGCAGACTTCTGGGAGTAAGCCTGAATTGAAGATATCTATTGCAGATTATTATGACTATGACGGGCAAGAAGAAGTTATTGTTGACGAAATAAGATATAAGGTTTTAAGGACTTACAGAGCATTAGGAAGCAATGTACTTGAAATCACTCTGTATGGTGGAGTAAGAGATGAGCGTACCGAAATCAGTCGTTAAAATGAATAAAAACGGAATTAAATTCGAATCGAGTGTTGATTACTATAATTACACTATTAAAGAGTTATGCCGCGCTGCATTAAGAGATGTCGGCAAGTATATATGTAGGACATTTAGGCAGTCGTACTATTCTGTATTCAAGCGCAAAAAAGGATATGTAGGCAAATACACGCAGTATTGGGTGCAACACAAGTACGAGAAATATCCAAAATTGCAAGTAGGAATAAAACCAAATGCCTTTTATGGTGGTTTTCAGGAATTTGGAACGTCAAAGAGTGAGAGGTACAACTTATTAACTAATTCAGCCAAGGATAACATTGATACGATTATCAAAATCGAAAGTCAATATCTATCCGCATTAAATGGTGATGCAGATTATCTTATTGAAGATTCTGACTATGAGGGTGGTGCAGATGACTAACGAGATTATAAAGACAATTGTTGAATATCTTAATTCAAACGGTATCAATGCCGTTGGAAATGAAGCAACAAACGAACTTGCATATCCTTATGCAGTAGTAACTATGAGCAGATTGAATAGAAATGATAATATTTCGTTGTGGTCGCTCGAAGTGAATGTGTGGGATAAGCATAAGTATTATAGTAGGGCAGAGACAATATCGGATAACATAGACAAACTACTCGATTTTGCTCGATTAAAGTCAGGAGATAATCTTATCTGCATATTTGAATCGCAGAAGAATAATCTGAAAGACACAGACCCAGCTATTAAGCGAGTAAACATGAGATTTGATATGAATATTTACGAAAGTGAGAATTAGGTATGAAAAAGTACAGTGGATTTACAACAGAAACTGCAAAGAGTTTATTACTTAATGCAGGTGCATATTTTAAGAATTTTGATGTTAAAACAGATGATTTTGACAGTGCGGTTACAGCAGGCAAGCTTATCGGTGCTACGAAGGGCGGTGGAGAATTTTCTGCGGTTCCTGAAATTAGACAGATAGAAGTAGATGGTGTTGCAGGACGTGCAAAGGGTCTTGAGACAATCGATTCATGGGATATATACTTAAAGGCAAATGTCCTCGAAGTAAAAGAGGCTACAATTCAGAGTGGTTTAGCTGCTTCTTCTGTGGATACATCAACTAACACAGACTATGACATTATTACAGCAAGTAATAATCTTGAGGTTAGTGACTATATTGATAATATTACATGGGTTGGAACATTAAGCGGTTCAGACAAGCCTGTTATTATTCAGATTTTCAATGCTCTGAATACAGAAGGATTAAAGTTTTCTACAACGGACAAGGCAGAAGCTACAATCTCCTTAACATTCTATGCACATTATACACAGGATGATTTAGATACACCACCGTTCAAGATTTACTATCCAAAGGCATAATTGATTCATATATCGGAGGCTTATATGAGAAAAATAAACACATCAGACGTATTCAAATTTTCAAGGATTATTAAAAAAAGCAATGTGAAAGAAAATATTGCCAAGGCAATAGATGAGATTGATGCTAAAAGTAAAGCAAAAATTACAGAAAAGGCAGGAATAAAGGTTATGATTGCTTTGTTTGAATCTTGCGGTGAACCAGGTGTAGAATCGTTGATTTATGATTTGATTGGTGGAATTGCAGAAATTGATCCAGATACTATTGCAGAACAGCCTTTTGAAGATACCTTTGAAATATTGAAGCAGATTTCAAGAGAAAATAATATGATGAATTTTTTCAAGCAAGCAAGTCAGTTAGTGTAGAACTGCTTGACTTGCTATATTCAAGGTATGGTTCAGGAGCAAAGGATATATTGTCATTGCCGTTTGAAGAGGGGATTGAGATATTAAGTGTCGCTCAACGAATGAATAACGAAGAAAAGTTGTTCATGCGTTGGGCGATTTCTTATCAGACTTTTATGGAGTATGACCAATTCAAGCGCGAAGTAAATGTTAATGAAAATGTTATTGATGATAGAAGCGAGGATGAAATACTTGATTCTGTCAGAGTTATATTAGGTGATAGAAATGGCACAGAGCATATTTAGTTTATTCGGAGAGGTATTTGTTGAGACAGATAAAGCTGAAGCTTCTCTTGCGAAGACAGAAGAAAAAGCGGGCGGTGTCGCAAGTAAATTAGGCGAAGGAATAAAGACGGCGGGCAAATGGGGCGGAATTATCCTTGGCGGTGCTACCGTTGCAGCCGGTGCTATGACTAGTGTTGCCAATAAAGCAGCAGAACAAGCGGATGAGATAGATAAGGCTTCAATACGAATGGGTATCGGTGCAGAATCGTATCAAGAATTAGCTTACGCAGCAGGGCAATGTGGTGTCGAGATGTCTACTATGGAAAGAGCTGCAAAGCAACTTGAAGGCACAGACATGAACATGGATGAAGCTATGGCTTCAATTATGGCACTCGGTACAGAAGAGGAACGTGCAGCGCGTGCAGCAGAGTTATTCGGTGAAGCAACAGCTTATAAGATGAAACCATTGATACAACAAGGGGAAGAGGGTTTTAACGGTCTTAAAGACAGAGCGCACGAACTTGGAATTGTTATGTCAGAAGAGGCCGTTTCAAGTGGTGTTCAGTTTGGCGATTTGATGTCTGATTTACAGCAGAGCCTTTCTGCTCTTACCAATGGATTAGGAGCTTCATTCTTACCGATACTTAACGATTTAATAACTCAAGTTATTGCTTTCATGCCGACAATTCAGTCTATAGTACAACAGATATTCCCTGTTATGGCGGATTTATTAAATGCTATACTTCCACCATTGATAAGTATGGTACAAGAGGTTCTTCCACCGATACTTGAAGCGATACAGCCGTTAATACCATTGTTATCGGAAATATTACAAGTAATACTTCCACCTTTGACAGAAATAATCAAAGTGTTAGCAGAAGTTATCAGTGCTGTATTGAGTGTAGCTATTGAATCACTCACTCCTATACTTGACGGCTTTAAAACATATCTAGGTGGTTTAATCGACTTTATTTCGGGAGTATTTACAGGAGACTGGGAAAAGGCTTGGGGCGGTATTAAAGATATATTTAAGGGCATATTCGATAGTTTTGAAGCTATTGTTAAAGCACCACTTAATGCCGTTATCAAGTTGATAAACAAAGCATTTTCATCAATTGGAAGTGTAAAGATACCTAGTTGGGTTCCTGTAATTGGTGGCAATGAATTTAGTCTGCCACAGATACCATTACTTGCTAATGGCGGAACGATTGTATCAAGCGGTTCAGCAATAGTCGGCGAAGCAGGAGCAGAACTTATTGAAATGCCAACAGGCGCAAGAGTAACACCTTTAGATAATAACGGTGACTTTGGTGCGAAGCTTGATTCTATTGTTGAGATGATGGAGAAGTTTATGCCTTTGATTGGTCAAGGACAACTTGTACTTGACACAGGAACATTAGTCGGTGCAACAGCCCCTATGATGAACACAGAATTAGGTAGAATATCAGCAAGAGAGGCTATGAGATGAGTAACTTTACAAACGGAGCAACAATAACAATTGCTTCAACAAATGAGCAATTCCATACTTATAACGATTGGGGATTGCTGATAGTCAACAATAATTATATAGGTGACCCAGAGCAGAATCTTGACTTTGTTTCCGTAAAGGGAAGAAATGGATTGCTTGATATTTCAGAAGCGCTGACGTCAAGACCTTCATATAAGAGCAGACCTATCTCTATTAAGTTTAGCGCAATAAAAGAGCGTAACAATTGGGATTCAATTATTTCTGATTATAGAAACAAAATCGAAGGGCAGATTATAAAACTAACATTCGATAATGACCCCGCTTACTATTGGTATGGACGTTGTCATATTGAGGGATTTGACAGAGTACGGCGCGTTGGTACGTTTACTCTGTCAATACCAAAGGCAGACCCATATAAATACAATGTGCAAGAGTTTAATGAAGATTGGTTGTGGAATCCGTTTAACTTTGAAACGGACTATATCACGGAAGAAACAGAGCATACAATCACAGGACACACAGAGATAACCTTACCAAGAGGAAATATGCCTGTATCACCAACAATCATTGTAACGAATATCAATAGTTATCTGACAGTACAGAAATACGGCGAATCTAGAGTTATTGATTTGAAACTCGGTGAAAATAAAGTATATGCAATTACTGTTAATGATGACTTTGAGAGCATATTGATATTTGAGGGTAACGGTACGTTTTCAATCAATTACAGAGGAGGTAGTTTGTAATGTTTGATATAACAATAGACGGTAACACACTTTATCATCCTAACTCTGTAGATTACAACATCATAAGCGGAGTTATTCACGAAAAATTGAATGATTCGGGATATATGGAGTTGACAATACCTTATAGCAACCCTGCGTATGAGAGTATCGTTGAACGCAAGAGCAAGATAATTGTGTTTAAGGATAATGTCGAATTATGGTACGGCGAGGTAAGGGATATCAGCAAGGATTTTAGCAAGAATAAATCACTTTATATTGTCGGTGAAGCTTCATTCCTTAATGATACAGTGCAACCGCAGAGAAAGCTGACAGGAACTAAATTCCAAGTGCTCGAGGAGATGCTTAACTATCATAACAGTATGATTGAAGCAGAAAAGCACTTCCAGATAGGCGCTATTGGAAAGGGTGCAACAGATAACATTGAAGTTGTAACAGATTGGGAATATACACTTGATGCAATAAGGACACATTTGTGTGGAGCTGAGGAGTATTTCAGAATAAGGCACGTCAACGGAGTTAGATACCTTGACATTATGCCGTTGGAAACTTACGGCAAGTATTCCGAACAAGAGATAAGGTTCGGAGAGAATTTGCTCGACTATACAGAAGAGAGTACAGGGGCAGACATTGCAACGATTTGTATTCCTTTGGGAGCCAAGTTAGAAGAAGAAGGGATTGAAGGCTATCAGAATTATCTTACTTGCGAGAGTGTTAATGGCGGTAAAAACTATGTTGAGTTGCCATCTGCGGTTTCAAGATTAGGGCATATAACCAAGGTTGTAAAGTTTGAGGATATTACCGACCAAAACATTCTTTTGACCGAAGCAGTCAATTATTTAAAGACCGCACAATATGCACAATTAACCCTTAATCTTACGGCAATAGACTTATCTATATTGCGTTCTGACATTGATAATTATGCCGTTGGTGATTATGTGCCGGCGATATGCGAACCGCTCGGAATGAACGCATTATTCCCTGTCAGAGAGCGACAGACTGATATAGTCAATATTGAGAATAACACCATTAAAATCGGCGCAAGTGGTACAAAGACAGTCACACAGCAGAGCGCGGAGAGCATTAAGGAACTCGAGCATAAAATGCCTAATAAGGATGATATATTGACCGCTGCGCTCAAAAATGCTTCTGCTATGATAAATGCAAACGGTGACAATGGTAACGTTTCAATTAGGCTAAATTCTGACGGAAAGCCGTATGAAATTGTAATTATGGATGCAGATACCATAGAGAACAGTACAAGGGCATGGCGGTGGAACTTAAGCGGATTTGGTCACGGCACAAAGAACGCAGGCGACCCTGATTTCACTTGGAAAGCAAATGTCGCTATCACAATGGATGGTGAGATTGATGCAAATAATATTACAACAGGAACAATTGACGCGAATAAAGTAAATGTAATCAACGTAAAAGCAAAAAGTGTCGATGCAGAAAACATTACAGGCAGTGTAATATCGGGTAAGACAATTTCGGGCGGTACCGTTTCGGGTGCCAAGATACTTTCTGATACATCAAGCGGAAAGGTTGTAATTGATAACGGAATGGTCGACATCATTCTGAAAAGTGAAAATGTGTGGTTCTCAATAAGTAAAGGAGATTATACATTTGATATAAGTCCAACAAAATGGGGATTGCATAGTAAATTTTATAATGATACATGGGGTTGGATATGGCTTAATCCCGCTGAAGTATTCAAATATTTATCAGAACATGGATGCGGAGCATAGAAAGGAGCAAACACATGATAGACATTAGTACTGCGTTGCAGAATATCTTGAAAGCGGTATATGGACGTGATGTCAGAGAATCAATCCATGATGCCATATATCAGATAAATGCAAACGCAAATGAAGCCGTTGACTTGGCTCAAATCAAATTCGGCACGGCGGTAAATTCGCCGACAGACCCGATTGAAGGTTACGCAGAAAATACTGTGTACCTTAATGTTAACACGGGCACTATGTGGAGATTAGAAGGTGGTTCATGGGTTAAAAAAGGTACTTTCAAGTCTATTGATAGTATTTCGTTAACATCAACTTCAGGACTTATCGACACATATACAATTACCTTCACAGACGGAAGTACATCAAACTTTAACGTTAAAAACGGAGCAGACGGAAAGTCAATTACTGGAATTACAAAAACTTCAACCTCTGGCAATGTAGACCATTATGATATCAATCTATCAGATGGTACAATAACAAGCGGTTTTGACGTAACTAACGGGACTGACGGAACTGACGGAAAGTCGATTGCAAATATATCATTAGCTTCAACTTCTGGTAATGTAAAGAATTATGATGTATTCCTTGATGACGGTACTAAGACACCGACAGGATTTTCAGTTGAAGACGGCGCATCTAGTTATCTTCACATAAGATATTCATCAAGCTTTGATGGTACGGGAATGGTAACAACACCGACAGATGCTACTGTATATATTGGTATATTGGTATCAACAAGTAGTGTCGCTCCAACTAATCCAAGTCTATATAATTGGGTAAGGTTTATAGGTAAGTCTGGAACCGGGTCTGGCGATATGCTTTCGACAGACTATGCAACCAAGTATCCTAATACAGTAGACAAGGCAGCAGCATTATACGATGGTACCGATGAAATACTTGCTAATCAGTTAATGAAGAAGAGTGTATATGATGCTGATGATGACGGATTAGTTGACAATGCAAAGCACGCAACTAACGCTGATAACGTAGGCAATGCAGACACTTCACTACTTGAAAAGTTGTCCGATAACTCGGGAAAACTTAACTACAATGGAAATGCTTTAATGCTCGAAATGAGCCAGCTAGCAAATCAAGCAAAGTTAGGCGAGTTTGTTGTCAACCAAATAAGCAACAACGTCAAAGAGTTAGCATTACATAGCAACGTAACTACGAAGTTATCGAAACTAAATTCTGACGGAACACTTGATTTTAGTAATGTTAAAAGTAAACCTACAACAATAAGTGGTTATGGCATCACAAACGCTTATACCAAAACGGAAGTAGATAGTAAATTAGATAGTTGGTTTTCACAGACACAACAGGCAACAGCGACAGGGGAACAGAATGTTATCTTTACAGGTCTTGATACAACAAAGGCTTATGAATTATGGTTTGAAACGTCAGATGGTTCACAGGTAAGTCTTAAATCATCATCATTAAGCGGTACAACCATGACCTATGTTGTAGATATTCCAACTGACTGTCATGTACCTGTTAATTTTAATTTAAGAGTTATTAAATAAAAGAAAAGGAGATTAAGATTATGGAAATGAAATATTTTGTAGTAGAAATCGAAGTTATGAATGACGGTTCTATCGCAAGGGCAATTAGCGAAGCAAAGGAAAAGGAACAGGCAATATCACAGTTTCATCAGACTTTAGCAAGTGCTATTATCACAGAAAATGTCGAAAGTGTTTATTGTGAAGTAAAAGATTTATATGGAAATATTATCTTAAAAGAACTGAACATCAAGCCACAGCCTGAACCAACACCTGAACCAACAGCCACAACAGATGAAGTTGTTGCATAAGAAAGGGTGATGAATTATGTTTCAGAAGATGTTACAAGTTGGTGGTGGAAGTGGTACACCAACAGATTCAGTTTTACTTACACAAGGCAAACTTCAAAAAAATGTAGACTATACAGTAACACTTGATGAAGATATTGACGATTTCTACATTGATTTTATATGTCATACTGTTTCACCTTCCTATGGTTTGTTACACGTTACAAGTAGTGGAATAGAATTGATAGACGGTAAAGATTTTATATCAAGTGGAGAACTATCTTATAACAAGTCAGGAAAGATTATTACAATAAATCAGCACATTACAGTAAATAATGCTTTTTTTGTTTTGTTAAGATACATATAGTCAATAAAACAAATAATTATGGAAGTAATAAGAGAATGCGACATATTCAATGACGATTCGGCTGAAATCATTGAAGTCGAAGAAAAGCCGAAAGACGAATAACTGTAAAGTTACCGAAGATATGAAAGATAATTAAAAACCGCCTGATGTGTGCCAGCGGTATAAAAGTAAGGTAAACATCCTTATAAGGTAGGGGATATGAAATGTGAATCCAGCCATTATAAGTGAGTCCTAAAGCCTATGATACTGATAGACTATGTGTGAATGCCAGACTTTATATTTATAAGTTAGGGCTAAAAAGTATCTGAAACGCTAGGCAAATATTAATACAAAGTTATCGAAGATAAGGTTTTATTGCATGGAAGCAATTAAAAGGGTGTATTGCTGCCGATATGCTCTTTTTTTATAGTGAAAATCAAGCAGTGTGCCTCCAACTACCGTGATAGCCGGTATTGAAGAGGTGGAATAATTAAGGAGAGGATTATAAATATGGAAGAAATAAGAGCATTTTCCAGTATGCTTCAAGTATTAGGATTGCCGACAATATTTGCTTTATCTTGTTGGTTCGCAAAGAAATGCGCACAGTTTTCAAGAAATCTGAATATACTTCAATCGGCACAAAAGGCGCAGATGAGGTCACAACTACTTAATCAATACTATCACATCAAAGAGCGCACATTCGTTTACGCAGACGAATTAGACGATTGGATGAACCAATATAAAGCGTATCACGAGTTAGTCGGTGACAATGGTGTTCTTGACAATAGAAAAGACGAACTTACACATATGCCGTCAAAAGTGAGGGATTGGGGATGAAAGAAATAACTACAGACAAGGCACTTATATTTAGTGCGACATTACTAATTATCTATACGATAATTTGTATCATTCAGGAATTTATGGGAATTGTACCAGATAGCACGCTAACAACGTGCTTTTTTGTTGCATTTGGAGTCGCCGAGGGTGGATTCTGTACGGCAATTCATATTAACAAGAAGAAACGAAAGGACGAAGCAAATGGTTGATTTAACGTTGGTAATGGAATTTATATTCGTGTTTTTGTTTATTTGTTGGGTATTAAGCAAAGGGGGTAATGATGATGATAATAACGGTTGAACAGTTAGAGGTATTAGTTAAGGCACTTGCGGTTTTATTAGGTCTTGTATGTACGTTTGTAATCAAGCCTTTCATTGATTCGAAAATATCACAGACCGAACAGGCCAAGTTAATTGAGTACATCAAGATTGGTGTACGTTGTGCAGAGCAGATATACACTCCTGAAGAATGGAACAAGAAAAAGAATTATGTACTTGAGTATGTCACAGAAATAATGAACGAGAAATTAAACATTAGACTGACAGAAAAGGAACTCTCTACACTTATTGAAGGTTTTGTATTTGAGCTTAAGAAAGAGGGTAAAAATGGGGTACAGTAGTGCACAGGCAAAGGCTTTTATAAATTATATTGCCCCTATCATTATAAGTGAAGGAACAAAGAGAGGTTATAAGGTATTTTCCACGACTATTGCACAAGCCGTAATTGAGGGTGCGTGTAATACTTCTTTACTCGCTTATAAATACCATAATCATTTTGGCCTTAAGTGCGGTAAGTATTGGAAGGGTAAGTCTGTAAATCTTAAAACAAAGGAAGAGTATAAACCAGGTGTGCTAACTACAATTAGCGACAACTTCCGTGCATACGATAACGATATTGAAGGAATAAAAGGTTATTACGACTTTATCTCAACTAAGCGTTATTCCAACTTAAAAACGGCAACTAACTATATAGAATTTGCTACAATGTTAAAATTAGACGGGTACGCAACGTCTAATAAGTACATTGATACTCTATGCAAAACAGTTAGGACTTACGGATTAGATAAGTACGATAATAACAGTATGCTTATTTCTGCTTATGAAGTTGGAAAAGTCTACACGTTAAAATCCGACTTATACATAAGGGATAATGCAGACGGCAACAAAGTAAAGGTTGATTCACTAACCGAAAACGCTAAACTTAACGCTAAATTTGATAGTTACGGCTTTGCCATACTTAAAAAGGGAACAAGAGTTACTTGCAAGGAAATTAAGGAATTAAGTAAATCAACTTGGATGAGGATTCCAAGTGGCTGGGTTTGTGCTAAAAACCTAAACAACACTTATATTTAGCAATTAGAGTGAAACTTAAATTAAACTCAAAAAAAATATTGCAAAATTTGAGTTGTTTGCTTATATTTCTTTGATAGGAGAAAATATAATGAAAATAATTGAGAAACTATCAAATATAATGGAAGAGGAACTTGAAGGCGCAGAGAAATATATAAACCTTGCGTATAAATGTAAAGATAATGATGTTATTCTTGCTAAAATGTACCTTGATATGTCCGCAGATGAATTAAAACACGCAATGTTAATTCACGAAAATGCCGTAAGACTTATAAATGAGTATAAGAATACAGGTGAAAATATACCGCCTGAAATGCAAGCCATTTATGATTATTTACACGAAAGACATATGGATAAGTACAACGCTATTAAGATGCTACACGCAACGTATAAGTAAAAAAGTTGTCAGTAAAGTTGTCAGTATTTGAGTGAAAGTAGCGTATTTATGGGATTTTTAACCCTATTGTTAGGGGTTCGAATCCCCCGTGTCTCACTATGTTTACAACCCTTGAAAATGCCGTATTTTCGGTACTTTCAAGGGTTTTTTATTCCCTAAAATAGCGGAAAAATGTAAATTTTTTCTTTTCTTTAGAAACCTCGTATTTACGCCATTCTTGTCAGTAAAGTTGTCAGTCTTTTTGAAAAAGTTGTCAGTAAAGTTGTCAGTCTTTTTTACAAAATTTCACTCGCAATTTTTCTTTGCTTGTCCTGTTTTTCTTTTTCCATTGAATGACGATAAATCGACTTCATTGTATAATCAGACTTCCAACCACCCGATGCCATTATGTCAGCATCAGACATTCCGTTTTCGTGAGCATAAGACGCATAATAATGACGTAAATCGTGAAATCTGAAATGAGGTATGTTCAATTCATCCTGTTTGTTATGTAATACTCTAACAAGGTTATGAGGTTGCTTATCAAATATAGCCCCTTTTTGCCTTATTTCAGCGACTAACGAATCAGGTATGTATATTTCCCTTCTTCCTTCCGTAGTCTTTGTATATGGCTTAATAATCGGCTTATTTTGTCTATCGTAGACATAGGCACTATCTATCAAGAGGAAATTTCCGTTTAACTTGTCTATTGTTGCAGCGCATACTTCCGAACGACGCATGCCTAATACCCCTAATTGAAATGGTATTGAATAATCTGTACCCTTAACCGAATTTAGAATAGTCTTTATTTCGTGTTCTTTAGGCAAATAAGGCTCGTATTTAATTGCTTGGGGCAATGTTACCTTTATATTAAATGACGGTCTAAATAAGGCAAAAACTGCACTAATAAAGCCACACATATTTTTAACAGTCTTAGGAGAACGACCTACAGAATAATCATTCAGCTCTTTTTGAATTGAAACAGAATCTATATCATTGATATTTTTATACTTAAACTCGTCTGATATGTTCCTTAATATCTTTTCATAACCGCCGATAGTAGACGGAGACAGTACATTTGACTTTACTTCTATATATTCTTTTGCTTTCTTATAAAAAGAACCCTTAATGTTATTATCCCCTGAGTCTAACTTTTCAGCCAATGCTAAAGTTATTTCCTTTTGACTTGGTTTTTGGCTAAAGTATAGCGTGTAAGTCTTGCATTTATACTGCTTACGCACACGATATACCCCTTGTGATACTTTATCTACTTTCATAGTTAGTCCTTTCTATACTTATCTAATTGTGTTAACTCTTCTATACGCTTAAATGCTTCTTCCGAACCTTCTTCATTAAGTAATGATAATAAGTACATAATCGTCAGTTGTTCGTGATTAGGCTTTTTCTCAATATCCACATTGATATTAAACATAGGTACGTCATATCCCATAAGCCACGCTGGGTTTATTCCGTAAGGGTCTACAATTCTACTAATTTGGTCTTGTCTTGGGTCTCTTCTTCCACTTATATAACAAGACAATGCGGATTTTGGAATACCCGTTCTTTTTACAATGTCAGCTTGCTTTAAGTTAAGAGCAGACATCATCTCTTGAAGCCTTTCTTTAGAATTTGATACTTTTTTACTCATAATCTTTCTCCTGTTTCCCCTCTAATCGCATTATATAGGAAGGTTTACAATATTTCAACAAATGCCCAAAAAAAGTTTGCGAAATTGTAATTTTCTTATTGACATATATACTTTTAAGGTATATTATAATATCAAGTTTGCAAAACGGAACAAACAAATAAACAGAAAGGGGGGCATTAGATGTACGATACAAGGAAGTTACGAGGAAGAATTATTGAGATTTTCGGTACGCTTCATGACTTTGCCGAAGCAATAGGCAGAACAAGAGCTTATGTTTCAAACATTCTTAAGGGTAAGCGTTATTTACGTCAGCAAGACATTGAGTTATGGGCTGAAAAGTTAGAGATAGCACCTACTGAAATCGCTTTATATTTTTTTACTCGTAAAGTTTGCGAAACGGAACAGAAAGGAGAGTAAATGCCAATAACTAACTTGACTTGGTATCAGCCAAAGGTAAGGAGAATTATGAAAGACGTTAAGGCATTAAGACGCAACAAGATTGCAGAAATGCTTAATGTGTCGGCACAGTCAGTAGGGCAGTCAATTAAAAGTGGTTCATACGACAATCAGTTGACTAAATGGATTCAGATACTTGATATGGCAGGATACGAGATACGGGAGAAAGAATAATGATTAAACGAATAGGGTTTATTTCAATAGCATTGATAATGCTAATGAGCGTAAGGGTTAAGGCAGACTATGAAATGCCGACAAAAATACGTTGTACGTGTTACACGGCAACAGAAGGTAGCATTACAGCTTCGGGTGAACACGTAAGAGAAGGAATTGTCGCAGGCAAAAGGGAATGGTTAGGCAAAGTAGCAATTCTTTACGACCTTAATATGAACATCATAGGTATTTATGAGTTTAAGGACACAGGAGCAGGAATTGACACAGACGGCGACGGCAAGGGCGACAGTATTAAGAAGGGTAAGTCTATAGACGTTTACAGAGATACGTTAGACGAATGTTACGAATGGATAAGGACTTACGGAGATTATGTTTTGATGATGATAGTTGATGCAGAAGGGTAATGAAAGGAAGGTAACAATATGAAATACAAATTTACTATGACAGAAGGTTATAAAGACGTAGAGTTTATTTTTAATATTTTCGCAGAAGGTTGCACATTTATGCAAGAAGCATTGAATCATTCAAACGGAGATATTTCTTTCACAGTTGAAGCAATTACAGAAGAAGAGGAAGGGGAAAGCACAGTTGAAGAATAAGTTTTATGACCTTCTTAAGTCAACAAAACGTGAAGGTATAGAAGATTTAATCGCTTATATGCAGAAGCATCATTTTGAAGAAGCACCATGTAGCACAAAGTATCACTTGGCAGAACCGGGTGGACTTCTCAAACATTCACTTAATGTATATGACCTTATGGTTAATCTTAACGAGAGCTTAAAGGCAAATGTACCAAGAGATAGCATTATTCTTTGTTCATTGCTACATGATTTAGGAAAAATGGGTGACTACGGAAAGACTTACTACATTGATAACGTCCTTAAGTCAGGCGAGATTTCAAAGGTTGAGCCGTATAAGACCAATAAAGACTTGCTGTATTTACCACACGAAGTTAGAAGCACTTTGATATGTGAAAGGCTTGTTAAGTTAACAGAGGAAGAGATATTCGCTATCTACTACCACAACGGCAAGTATACGCATATCGGATATGACCTTAAGGAAACACCATTAATGATGTTATTACACTTTGCTGATTTATGGGCTTCAAGAGTAACAGAGATAGGAGAGAGCAATGGAATTTAGAAATCCTTTAGCAAATGAGATAGAGTGCCGTATCGGTTCATTAAACGAAAAGGGCTTAACCTTATTACTCTATCAAGACGCAAGAGTTGGAATGAACATTCTTGATGAGACAGTAGGAGCGGAGAATTGGCAGCGTAAACACGAACTAATAGACGGCAAGTTATTCTGTAGCGTAGGTATCAATATCAACTATAACAACGATAAAGAACCATATTACGTATGGAAGCAGGACGTAGGTGTTGAGAGTTACACCGAAAAGGAAAAGGGGCAGGCTTCCGATTCGTTCAAAAGAGCCGTTGTTAACTGGGGTATATGCAGAGGATTATACACCGCACCGTTTATATGGGTATCTGCTGATGACTGCAACATCAAGACGGGTAGTAACGGGAAGTTACAGTGTTACGACAAGTTTTATGTCGAACGGATAATCTTCGGTTCGGAGAATGATGATAACAAGAAAGATACCATTGTTGCGTTGTCAATTAAGAATCAGAAAACAAACAAGAGAGTTTTTGTTATGGATAACAGGAAGGAGAAGTAATGAACTTATTTATTGCTAGCGGTCGCCTTACTAAAGACGCAGAGATATTTTACACACAAGATAAAAAAGCAGTGGCAAGATTTGATTTAGCCGTAAATCGTAAATTTAAGCAGGAAGGACAGCCAGACGCAGACTTTCATTCGTGCGTATGCTTCGGTAAGACAGCTGAGATTATTGATAAATGCAAGGTTAAGAAAGGCACAAAACTGCTTATTGAAGGTGAGCTAAGAAACAACAACTACGAAAAGAACGGCACAAAGTATTATTCAAGCCAAGTAGTAGTTAACTCATTTGAATTTTGTGAGAGCAAAGGTGCAAGCAACGATAACAAGGAAGAAACTACTGATGAAGCAGAGGGATTTATCCCGATACCTGATGATAACGAGTTGCCATTTGCGTAAGAGGTGAGTATGAGGAATAAATACAGAAACACAAAAGTAGTTGTTGATGGAATAAAGTTTGATAGCAAGCGTGAAGCAAATAGGTTTAAGGAATTATCCCTGCTTGAAAAGAGCGGGGATATAAAAGACCTAACAAGGCAAGTAGAGTTTGTACTTATTCCAGCACAGTACGAAAACGGAAAGTGTGTTGAAAGAAAAGCATCATATATAGCCGATTTTGTTTACTTCGAAAAAGGAAAGTTAATCGTAGAGGATACAAAGGGATTCAGGACACCTGATTACATTCTTAAACGTAAGATGATGCTTTATATCCACAACATAAGAATAAGGGAGATTTAATATGAGCAATTCAAATCCTAATCAATGTAAGAGATTACTTGGTTATATGAGGACACATAAAGGGATAACTCAGTTTGAAGCTATAAGCAGTCTTGGGATTTTAAGACTTGCAAGCCGTATATCAGAGTTAAGAAAAGACGGTTACGGGATAGCTTCGGAGAGAATAAAAGTTACAAATAGATTCGGAGAGCCTTGTTATGTGTCAGAGTACAGATTATTGAAAGAGGTAGACAATGATTAAATGGATTCCAATTAAAGAGGGATTACCCGAAGCAGAGGAAGGTATGGTGTTTGCAAATGTACTAATAGTAGACGCTAACTTAATAAAGAATAACAAGCCATATCCTTATGAGATTGTCAGATATTATCCTAAAGACGTCTTTAGAGACGGAAGAAAGATAGTAAAAAAAGGGTGGCAACCCTCAACAGGACTACCACCTAAACAATATGACCCTATTGCGTGGGCTTATCTACCCTTACATTATACACCATTAGAACGGGGTGAGTAAATGGATAATGGATGGATTAAGTTACACAGAAAAATCATAGAGTCGGAAGTATTTAATAATTCTATGTTATTGAAAGTGTGGATATGGTGTTTATGCAAGGCATCTTATGAGGGTAACGAGGTTGTTATAGGGAAGAAAATTATTCACTTAAAAGCAGGGCAATTTATATTTGGGAGAAAGAAAGCGGCAGCAGAATTGAGAATGAACGACCGCACACTATATGACTATATGAAAATGCTAGAAAAATTAAAAATGCTCAACATCAAATCCAACAACAAATTTTCGGTCGCAACTATTGAAAATTGGGGATTTTATCAAGGTGACAAAGAGAATTTCCAACAACAAAGTACACTCAACAGTACACTCAACAGTACACTCAACGCTACACACAAACAAGAATATAAAGAAAAAAAGAATAGAAAGAAAAGGGGTTCATTCTCAAACAGTCGGAATTATGATTTTGAAGTTTTAGAAAAAATATTAACGCAGTAGATTAGATATGGGATATAACACAGACGGAATACGTAGTATGTACTTTGCCGTTGTCGAAAGAGCCTGCAAGGACTATGTAGAACTTTATAACACTATTCTTATATACAACAGAAAGGGTATTAACCCTATTCAGAAAGTTAAGAAGTTTAACAAGTTAAGAAAGTGGTTTTTATCTAATGAGTTTTCAAAGTTTATGCCAAACACATCAGGCGAGTACATACTTCGTGAATTAGAAAGGCAAACGAAAGGAGATTAGACCATGGTACACAACATGAATATAACAAGTGAAGATTTAGTAATAATCTTAGATGCTTTAAAGATTATGAGCAAAGATGAAGAGATTAACTCAGAGGACAAACTTAAGGCACGTAACATCTATAAGCAGATAAACGGCGGTCTTTATGAAGATTTTGAGAAAAACTTGAGTGAGTGACTATGACTTATAAAGGTATTGCAACTAACATTTCACCTGAAACCAATGAGGTGACAATCAAATTTGACGATTATTCGGTTATAAAGACTTTTCAAAAATACCAAGGAATGCCAATGAGAATAGGTATTCATAAATGGAAAGAAGAAAGAACTCTAGCACAGAACAACTTCTTATGGGCTTGTATCGGAGATATAGCAAGAGTAACACAGAACCACGATAAATGGCAGATATACATTGAGATGCTTAAAAGATACGGCAAGTTTACTCATATACTAGTACACCCGACCGCCGTTGAGAGGTTTAAGCAAGAGTGGAGAGAAGTTGAAGATTTAGGCGAGGTAAAAACCGAAAACGGCATGATTGCACATCAATTAAGAGTGTATTACGGCTCACACCTTTATACAACCGAAGAAATGAGCAACCTACTTAATGGGGTTATAGATGAAATGAAAGCACTTAATATAAAGCCGAAGTTAAGCAAAGAGGAAATAGAACGATATGGACTTAATAATAACAAATTATTGTGAGATATGCGGAAAGAGACAGGCAACAGATACACATCATTTAATATCGGGGGTATCGGGTAGGGCAATATGCGACATGATTGGTGGAGAACTGCTTATAAGAGTATGCAGGACTTGTCACGATGATATACATAAGAGTAACACGGCAGCTAAGTTAAGCAAGATGTTAGGACAGGCATTGTATGAGCGTACTAATAGCCGTAAGGAGTTTATCAAGCTATTCGGGATTAACTATCTAAGGAGCGAAGATGAAACGTGAAATATATATAAATCTTGACGAATTATTAGACCTTCTCGAATGTATACAGGATGCCAGTAGTTGCAAGTGTATAAGTGACACAATAGATGAAGTGATAGATATAGCATATTTTCTAGCATCAGAATAACATAGGTTTTTGGCTCATTTAGGGGGTTCAAACGTATTTTATATAGAAATATACCCCTAGTGAGTTAGAAGGGCAAGAAAGGGGAAAAATCAATGTATTTAGATATACCAAAATCGTGTGAGTTTGGCGGATGCAAGTTATATTTAGTCTGCACAAACGAAAACTATAAAAAAGAACACCATAAACCCGATTTTTCACCGCCTGTAGACAAAGATAAGTGCGTGAAACCTTGTGAACAATGTGTAGAATGTTTCACATACTTAGATAAGTACAATGGTGACAAGGAATTATGGGATGAAATGCACGGCTATGATGAATAATAATGTGAGAGGTAATATGATTGAACACTTAAACAAAATAGACATATTAAGCGACCAAATAACCGCATTATTAGATTTAATGATGATGGCAGAGGAAGGTGTTGATATTAAGAGCATTAATATGGCAAGTGAAATGTGCCTGACAATGCATGATGAACTTATGGGAGAGGTTGACAAGATGAGTAAGGAAATAAAGGAGTGATATAAACAACTATGCAAACAAAAAAAATAAAATGCGAAATTTACAGAGATAGCATGCAAAATTACAAGAAATACGCAATACCTCCTGCACAACTAATAATTGCAGATGTTCCATATAACGTAGGCACCAATTTTTATGGAAGCAATCCTTCATGGTACATAAATGGTGACAATAAAAATGGAGAAAGCAAACTTGCAGGAAAATCAGCATTCAATTCAGATTTTAACTTCAATTTGTATGAATATTTTCATTTTTGTTCAAGAATGCTTAAAAAGGATGATAAGAAGCCGTTATCCAGGGGCAGAAGTAGCGATAGTCCTTGTATGATTGTATTTTGCGCGTTTGAGCAATTATCAACCCTAATTAACGCGGCAAAGAAACACGGATTTGTTAATTATATTCCTTTGGTATTCGTCAAGAATTATAGTCCTCAGGTGTTGAAAGCAAATATGCGTGTTGTTGGTGCAACAGAATATGCGCTAGTTTTTTACAGAGACAGATTACCAAAATTCAGAAATGGATGCATTCAGGATGAAAACGGAAAGAACATTCGAGGTACAGGGCGCATGGTATTTAATTGGTTTAATTGGGAAAAAGACGGAAAAGATATACCAAAAATCCACCCTGCACAAAAACCCGTTGCAGTTATTAAGAAGTTGATTGAGATATTCACAGACGAAGGAGATGTAGTTATAGACCCTTGTTGTGGTAGCGGTAGCACATTGAGAGCGGCTGCGGAATTGGGCAGAAGTGCTTTCGGATTTGAAATTGACAGAACATTTTATACTCGAGCGAAGAATGAAATGCTTGTGTTTGAGAAAGATAATCAGTTAAGCATATTTGATTTATAAGGTGGTGATAAGTTGTTGGATTTTGGTTATTACAATAAGGAGCAGAAATGTGGGATTCATTAAGTATTGAATTGCTGATTATATGTGTGTTTTGGGTTGTTTTTCTTTATTACTTTTATACAAACAATTAAAGAAGCAGAAGAAATGACTAGACTATCAAAAAAGATAATGGAAGGAACAGATAATGGAAATAATAAGAGGCAGAATGAAGGTAACTGATACAGACGATAAGATTGTCGAGACAGAACACGGGATAAGTTGCGGTTGTGGTAATGCTATATTATCCCTTAACACGCACATTGACGGAGTTGATTTTTACGAAAGCATATATTCTTGTCAATGCGGTAACAGTATTAGTGTAAGGGTGAAGAGGGAAAAGGAGATAGAGAATGATAGGATATAAGGCATTTAATAAAGATTTAACTTGTAAAGGCTTTCAGTATGAGATAGGTAAGACTTATAGCATTAAAAAGAGCCCTATTCCGTGCAATAGAGGATTCCACTTTTGCAAGTCAATCGCAGAAACTTACGAATTTTACCCTATGTTTGAAGATACAAGAATTTGCAAGATTGAAGCACTTGGGGAAATACAGACGGATGATGAAAAGAAATATTGCACTAATGTAATTAAAATCATTGAAGAAGTTACAGATGAGTGGAATCGTAAAGGAAATTCTAATTCAAGCAACTCGGGATATTGCAACTCTGGAAATAGGAACTCGGGAAATAGGAACTCGGGAAATAGGAACTCGGGAAATTGCAACTCTGGAGATTGGAACTCGGGAAATTGCAACTCTGGAGATTGGAACTCGGGAAATTGCAACTCTGGAGATTGGAACTCGGGAAAT